GGAAGTGTCATACTTAAAACTAATGGCTCTGATGTTTTAACAGCCAATAGCTTATCAAGAGTTGGAATTAATACATCTTCTCTTACTGCTGATGGTCTTGTTATAGGAACTAATAATAGTAACTGTGAATTTGATATGGTTCACACAAGTGGCAAAAGATTTAGAATCAACAATCTTGCAACAGGTGTTCTACAATTTGAAAACAAAACAGATGGCACAACAGTTATGTCAGTTGATGCTTCTGGAAACTTTAATGCAATAAATGGTATTCGTATAAATGGCACAGAAGTTATTTCTGGTGGAAGAAATTTATCAAACATACAAAGAATAAATACTGCTGATGGTATTAACGATGCAGGATCAGCAGGATTTGAATTAGTTTTTAATAATGGTGGAACTACAGCAGACTTCAGAGTTGAATCAACAAGTAATACGCACATGCTATTCGTTGATGGTGGATTAAATAGGGTTGGTATAGGAACTGCAAGTCCTAGTGATAAAATGCAACTTTTAGATAGTGGAAGTTTAGCTCTTAGAGTTGAATCAACTGGAACAACAAATCAAGCGTCTGTATGGACAGAAAATAATGCAGGTACTATTAATGGTATGTTTGTGTATGGCTCATCATTTTCAGGATATGGAGCTATAAATGGAGGAGAGGGTGCTTTTTACTCAAATTCAAATGTTAACATTATGTCTGATTCAGCTTCAGGCGTTATTAAGTTTTCTACTGGCTCTTCAGGTGGCTCAGAAAGAATGCGTATTGATTCTTCAGGTAATGTTGGTATCGGAACTACAAGTCCTTCATTCAAATTAGATGTTGCAGGTAATGCCAGAGCTGCTTACTTTGCTCTGCGTACTAATGAATCAGCACCAGCAGAGACATCATTTATATATAGACCTGCAACTGGTGTTCTAGCATTTGGAACAGCATCAACAGAAAGAGTGCGTATTGATTGTTCAGGCAACGTTGGAATTGGACTTACAAACCAAAGTGAAAAATTACATATTTATGGTACAGGAGCAACTATATCTGGAAAAGTTGAGGCAGGAGATGGTAATCAAGCTAGTTTAGATTTAAAAAATAGCGAAGGTGAGTTTAGATTAATATGTGATAGTGGTGAGTTATCTATTTATGACTCAACTGATACAGCAGAAAGATTTAGAATAGATACTTCAGGAAGTCTAATTGTAGGTGGCACTTCAGCTTTTGCAAATGATGCGACAACAATTAATAGCACAGGTTTAGTTTACGCATCAAGAGCAGGTAATAAAGCAGGTCATTTCAACAGGCAATCATCTGATGGTGAAATCATAGTATTTTCTAAAGATTCATCACAGGTTGGAAGCATTGGAACTGTAAGTGGTGATCTAAATATTTTTCCATCTGCATCAGGTCATAAGGGTTTAAGATTGGGTGCAGGATTTATTGCACCTACTTCAAACAGCACAACTATTGAAGATGCTACAACTGACTTAGGGATTGATTCAGCAAGATTTAGAAACCTTAAACTATCAGGAACTATCTCTAGTGGAGTTCATACAATAACGAATACAGGAACTTCTGGCGATACAAGAAGTTTTTTCATTGATGCAGAAGATGCTGAATATGACTTTAGATCAAACAGTACATCAGGTTATACAACAACCTTTAACATGGATAATACTGGACTTGAAATTGGTCATAATTCTTCAAGTAGAAATCTTGCACTAAGAACTAATAGTCTTGATAGATTAACTATAAGTGGTAGTGGTACTTTTGACTTTAATTCAAATAATTTACAAAGCATCGGAACTATTTCTAGTGGGGCTATAACCAGTAGTGGTGTTATAAAAGCTACTCAATATGAGCCATACTCATCTACGTCTGCAATTAGCTATAAAGGTTATGCAAGTAGAGATTTAATAACAGCAGTAGATGGTGCAGCTTATTATTATGGTTCTGATGGTGCAGCTTATGGTATTGTCATTCAGGGAGGACACCCTATATGTAAATCAGTAAAAATAGGTTCAGTTAATGCAGGAACAACAGTAATAGATTCATCAAGAAACCTAACCAATATAGGAACAGCTACTACATCAGGTGTGTTAAATGTTGGAAATGCTTCAACCAGTGGCAGAAATATGATTGAAATACAGACTGACGATAATACTTCTGATAGAGGTATTTCATTCCAAAACTCAGGTGCTGCTTATTCTAACTCTATTTTTGCTGAAGATGTTGGTGGTAACGATGCCAGATTGGTCTTTACTGGTGGTGATGCCAGCCAGACAATTACATCATTATCAAGAGACTTTATGATTAACAATCAATCTGGTGGTGGTGGTGTCTCAGGTGATATTCATGCTAGAGGTGACGTTGTGGCTTTCTCATCAACTGTATCTTCTGATGAAAGATTGAAATATGACATTGAGGACATCAAGAACCCATTAGATATTATTCAATCCTTGAAAGGTAGGCATTTTAAATGGAAGAAAAACGATCAACAATCCTCAGGGGTTATAGCTCAAGAAGTAGAGCAATCAGAAATGTCATTCTTGGTATCGGACAAAGTTGATATTGAGAATCCAGACGAGACCATCAAACGAGTGAAATACGATGGATTTACTGGTGTTTTAATTGAAGCTATCAAAGAACAACAAGATCAGATAGAATATATGAAGTCAGAAATTAAAGTTTTAAAGGAGGCTAATAATGGCAATAAGTAATACTAAAACTGTTCAAAGGGTAGAGGTTTATCCTTTAGCAGACAGTTCAGCAGATGCAACAGCAAATGCAAAACATCCTACCGTTATGGTAGTTTATAACAACACTTTAGGTGGAACTGGTGCAGATGCAGCCCTTGATGGATCTGTAAGCACACAGGTTATACATCTATCTAAGTTTGTAGAAGATGGCGGTGCAGCAACTGATGTTTCAGGTGAAGATGCTTTAGTGCAAACTATTTGCGGTGCTATTTGGGCATAATAAATGGCAATAGAATCTAGCGGTGCAATATCATTAGGATCAGCCGCTGGAACTAACAGAAGCATAGCAGGAGAGTTTGGCGGTAGCACACCACACTCATTATCAGAATACTACAGAGATGGTAGTTACTCTGACGGCATAAGTATTCCGTCAGGCGAAACAGATATACCTGCATCAGGTGCAATATCTTTTTCAGATTTCTATGGCACGGCAGCTGCAACCTTTACTTGGGGATCAATAATATCAATACCTCAGCAGTGGGGAGATATCACAGGATCTAATACAAGCTTTGGTAGTGCTTTTGCTTCAGCACAGATTGGCTTTGCTTTCCAACCAAACGACAACAGAATAAGAATAAGACACGCAAACTCAAGTAACTCACAGGGCACATCTTATAGTTATGTAAACATGACATACTCTGGTGGTTTAACACCTACTGATGTACAGGTACAGCTTAACTGGTCTGGTAGTTTTAGTGGATCAAGTGGATCAGGAACTGGCGGAGCAGAGCCTAGTGATGGCACATCTGGGGGCAGTTCTTTTACCTGGACTTCAGGCACTTATCACACGATTGCAGAACAATCTACTTCTAGTGATAGTGGAAGTTTTTCAGATGCAGTTTGGAATGTTTCAGTATCAAATACAAATCAGTCAAGAAGCTATACAGCTGGTGGTCTTAGTGGGACTAGCTTGACTATTCGTTTCAAGGCAATAGGTATTAGTGGTGAGCCAACAGAAGGTCCATCTACTGCTAACAGTATAAGTTTAACTGCAAGCAAAACTAGCGGCTTCGGTGGGGGCGGTGGACCGTAAAATAAATATGAACGATATAGTAACAATAATTCAACAAGTGGGCTTTCCAATAGCAGCAGCTCTAGGACTGGGTTGGTTTATTTACAAACTAATTATGCGTATTGTTGACGGCATGGAAACAAAACTAGATATTGTAGATGAAAAAGTTGCCCAACAAATAAGTGCGATAGAAGAAAGGTTAGGCACAAAATTAGACTCACAACATGGTATCTTAGTAGCATTGATAGATAGAATTAGAAGTCTTGATAATGAGATCATTAGACAAGACACACTAATAAAAACTATACTAGGAGTACCACAATTAATTGATAGCAATAAGATTGCTAAGGCGGATAGAGATGACCAAAGGAAAGATTAGTTTTTTATTATTATTATTATGTTTATCAGCTTCTTCTGATGAAATGGTGCATAAATTTAAATCTCCATCTTTTAGTGGGATCGGCACTTCAGCACATTATTTAACTATTGAGAACCAACAATACACTAGAAAAATGACTATCAAAGAAGAGATCAAGGCTCTTCAAGAACAACTTAAAAGAGATAAAGAAAATACAACACTAGCCCGATTTATTAGAAACCTAGAAAGCCGTATATACGCTCAGATATCAAGACAAATTGTTGAGAATATGTTTGGCGAAACACCATCTACAGAAGGCACATTTGAATTAGAAGGCAATACAATTTCTTATACTATTGAAGACGGCATTATAACTTTGACTATAACCCAAGCAGATGGCACAGAAACTATTATTCAACTTCCTTTCGGTGATTTTACTTTCTAGTTGTGCGTTAAGTTTTGACCCAATAGAAAATAATTTACCCCCACTAGAAAGAATAGAACGAGCAAAGATAGGCACACTTCTAGTGCCAGCACTAGCTGATGTCAAACTAACAAGCAATCAAAAGCCAGTCATAGCAATCTATACAGGATCTTTTTCAGATCAAACTGGTCAAAGAAGAAGTAACTCATCTTATGCAACCTTTAGTTCTGCTGTAACCCAAGCACCAGATGCATATTTAATTAGAGCACTCAAACACGCAGGATCTAGGCATGGAGGCTTTTTTGAAGTTGTTGAGCGTGTAGGACTGGACAATGTTACCAAAGAACGCCAGATCATTCGTAGCACACGCCAGGACTTCGGGGAAGAACAAAAATTACCAGCATTAGTATTCGCTGGTTTGCTAATGCACGGTGGTGTGATATCTTATGAGAGTAATATTGAAAGTGGCGGTGCTGGTGCCAGATATCTTGGAATCGGTATGTCCAGACAGTTTCGTAGAGATACTGTTACAGTATCTTTAAGAACAGTTTCTGTTACCACAGGTAAAGTATTACTAGAGGTACTTGTTACAAAAACCATACTTAGTGCTTCTTTAGATCAGGATGTATTTCGCTTTATAAGTGATGACACTGAGCTAGTAGAGATAGAGAATGGTTTAGTAAGGAATGAATCAATAGACATTGCTTTGCAGACGGCAATAGAGACAGCGGTATTACAAACTATAAAAGAAGGAAACCTTAAAGGTTATTGGAGTATAAATGAATTTGAAAAGATTGAAATTGATAAGCCTTGTGATGCTGATGAGTGCATCGACATACGGGGCTGATAACGAAATCTATGTCAGCCAGGCTGGTGCAAATGCAAATATTGATCTGGAACAACTAGGCTCATCAAACATCATTGGTGGCTTAGACTCAGTAGCAGCTACTCTGACCCCGTTAGATCTTGATGGCATAAATCTTACGCTTGATATAAATCAAATCGGTAATACCAATAAATTCTTAGGCGATATCTATGGTGATAATGTAACTGGATTTTTTGAGTTTGATGGTGATAGTAATACTTTCACAATACAAGCAGATCCTAATGACACTTATGGAATATCTAGCTCTAATTACAATGTTGATGTTACTGGTAGTAGCAACACCTTTACACTTGATACAGGAACTTCAGCTCTTTCAGAGACTTTAGATCTTGACTGGATAGTGCAAGGCGACAGCAATACATTTGATTTTGATATAAACTATGATGGAGCAACCAACTATGTAGATGTTGATGGTGATTCAAACACAGTCAACTTTACAGGAAGCGGATACGCTGGTGGTTATTTTTATTTAGATCAAACAGGAAGCAGTAGAACATTTGATATTACGCAATCATCAACTTTGGCAGCAGATTGGCTTAAGATACTTAGCACTGGTTCTAATGGCACCGTGTGTATCATACAAGACGATAGCGGAACCGCAACAAGCTGTTGATGTAGGCAATGTTTCGGAGCTCAATGGCTCTGCCCAGGTGGTTAGAGATGAACCATTTGTGGCGGAGCTTGACTTCCAAGTAAAACAAGACGATCAAGCCGTAACTTCTAACGGCAGGATGGCTATTACTTTTTTAGATGATTCCATCGTTAGACTAACTGAACACTCAAGACTTACTATAAATGAATATGTTTTTGACCCCAATCCTTCTAAATCTAAGATGGCTATATCTTTTGGGCTTGGTACGGTTAGATTTGTTTCTGGTGCTTTAAATAAAATTGATAAACAGAATATTCAGCTATCAACCCCAACTGCTAATATTGCTATTAGAGGTACAGACTTTACTTGCACGGTTGATGAGCTGGGGCGTTCTCTCATTATTCTACTGCCTGGTCTTGATGGTTTATCTAGCGGTGAGATTGTCGTTACTACAGCTGCGGGTTCTGTGGTGCTTAACCAACCCTACGAAGCAACTACAGTATCAGTCTTTGAGAATGAGCCATCAAACCCAGTAATACTAGATTTAGATCTAGCTCAAATAGACAATATGCTCATTGTCAGTCCACCCAAACAAACTGCTTTATCTGCCGAAGAAAACACTACCGAAAAATCCAGCAACATATTAGATGCAGATTATCTAGAGTTTGAAGAGTTAGACATAGATTATCTAGATGAGGATGCCTTAGAGTTTACAGAGTTAGATATAAACTATCTTGATGTAAACTTTCTTGAAGATTTACTAGATGTAATTGATGCCCTAGCTATTGCGGAAGAAGAAGATCAGCTGGCAGCTAATATAAGTGCTGTGAATATTACAGGCACACAGTTCGGACAAGACACAGATACACAGGTAACAACATTTCTTACTGGTCAAACCCTTACGCTTATGCGTAGTGTAAGTGAGACTGCTAGAGTAGATATAGATTCTAGCAGCAGTTATACTGTTATCTTTATACAAGATGGCATATCAAGAGTCATTAAGATAAACGGAGGATCTGGTGGTGTTATTAAAATAACCCAGAGTGATTAATGAACAGGGTACTATTCATATTACTTATAGTTCTAGGACTACCGCTTGTCTTTCAAAGCACACCAACAGAAATACTTAAATTAAAAGTTTTTGACTACTTAGTGCCAAAAAAAGAAGAGTCTGGCTTTTTTGCCATATTAAACATAACTGAAGAGGATGTAGCACGAGAAGGTGGGTATCCTTTACCAAGACAAAGACTAGCTGAGATACATATAGAACTTTTACAGAAAGGTGCTTTAGGTGTGGGCTGGGTTCTTTCTTTCCCCCAACCAGACAGGCTAGGTGGTGATGAAGCGTTTGCAGAAGCTCTTTGCTATGGTGGATCTGTTATAGGGATGTTTGAGGATGGTAGTGGTAACTATCCAGATACTTCTGGAACTGTAGTGCTTGGCAACAATAACAATGCAGGTATTTATTCTACAGGCGTTGTGCAAAACATAGACATCCTTAAAAACTGTTCTAATCAAGGCATAGCTGTTGCACCAACAGAAGTTGATAATCTAGTAAGAAGAGTCCCGCTAATGATGAAAACACCAGATGGTTTTGTTTCTGCTTATGGCACAGAGGTTATGAAAGTATTAGCAGGCAATAGCACATACATTATAAAAACTAATGATAATGGTATTGAGGAAATAACTGTCCAGGGACTAGCTCCAGCAAAAACAGATACGCTTGGTAGAAAGTGGATATCTTGGGTAGACACCAAACAAACTACTCTAGAAGAAATGGATGTAAAAGGTAGATATGTTTTTGTTGGTTTTACTGCTAGTGGAATCATGCCACAAGTTGCAACACCAGTTGGATTATTAGAGCCACATAAGATTCAAGCAGCATTATCTGAGTCAATTTTGATTCAAGACTCACCATATATCCCAGATTGGCATTTAGCAGCCGAAATTTTGATTTTCGCAATTTTTGTCGCCTCAGTTTGGCTTGTAATCAATTTTCTGACTATAACTAAGGGTCTAGGTATGCTTGGAGTTTTACTGCTCTCTACGGGCTTCTTAGGAGCTTTTAGCGTTCAGAAGGGCATTTTACTAGACTTTTCATGGACTTTTGTCTCAGAAATCATAACTTCTACGGTTGCCTTCTATTTAAACTACCAAAAACAATACAAATTGCGTCAACAGATTAAAAAACAGTTTGAACATTATTTAGATCCAAGACAAGTAAAACAACTACAAGACAATCCTGACCTGCTGAGACTCGGGGGAGAGAAAAAATATTGCACATTTTTATTTACAGATGTCAGAGGATTTACAAATCTATCTGAAAAACTAGAACCAGAACAAGTAACAGAGATAATGAATAAAGTTCTAACAGCTCAAGTAACTTGCATACAAGCACATGGAGGTATGGTGGATAAGTTTATAGGTGATGCTTGTATGGCAATATTTAACGCACCGCTAGATTTAGACAACCATGAAGAAAGAGCTGTAGCTTGTGCCCAGGATATGCGTACCGCTATCAAACAACTACAAAAGGAGTTACCAGAGCCAATAGCTATAGGTATAGGTGTAAACTCTGGTGAAGCTGTTATTGGCAACATGGGATCAGATACTAGGTTTGATTTTTCTGGTATAGGTGATGCAATCAATGTTGCAGCAAGATTAGAGTCTGCAACTAAAGAAGTTGGTGAAGACATACTGATAGGGCATGAGACTGCAAAAAGTGTTGATTTTAGTTTAAAATTACTTAAACCCATAAAAGTTAAGGGTAAAAGCAAACCTTTAGCTATTTATACAATATAAGGATAATTATGGCATTAAAGAATTTACTTAAAAATGTAGTTGGTGCAGTAGCTCCAACACTAGGCACAGCAATCGGTGGACCTATGGGTGGCATGGCAGCAAATCTAATAGCTGAAACACTTGGCGTACCAAACAACCCTAAGTCTATAGAAAAAGCTATTGCTGAAGCAACACCAGAACAAATGTTACAACTTAAAAAAGCAGAACAAGATTTTGAAAAACAAATGAAAGAGCTTGATGTTGATGTTTACAAGCTAGAGGCACAAGAGAAACAAGATGCAAGAAAACATTTTTCAAAAGATTGGACAACAAGAATTATGGGCATAGCTACACTAGGAGGCTTTCTTGGTTACATATTTTTAGTAACCTTGCAGCCACCAGAACAAAATAGTGAAGCTTTAATTAATTTAGTTCTAGGATATTTAGGTGGATTGGCTAGTGCTGTGATATCTTTTTATTTTGGAGCTTCTCAATCTAAGGAGGACAAATGAGCTGGTTTGGTAATATGTTAGCAAAAATAGGCTTGGTTGAATCTGAAGTGGTTAGAACAAGGGATAAGAAAGGCAGATACATTGCTGACGATCCTACAACTGCTAAGAATGAAGCTTACAAAACTGTTAAAAAAAGAAAAAAGAAATAAATAATGTATGAATATAGATGCACCGTTACCAGAGTTGTTGACGGAGATACAGTAGATGCTGAAATAGATTTAGGTTTCGACATTGTATTTAAGTCTAGAATTAGACTTTTTGGGGTGGATACTCCTGAATCTAGAACCAGAGATTTAGATGAAAAAGCTAGAGGCAAGCTAGCTTCAGCGTTTTTGTCTGAAAAAATTGAGCAGGCTGACTTTGTAAAAGTACAAACTAAGTTAGATAAAAAAGGTAAGTTTGGCAGAGTGTTAGGGGTTATTGTTGCAGATGACTTAGATCTCAACCAAGAAATGATAAACCAAAACCTTGCTGTAGCTTACAGTGGTCAATCAAAAGATGATATAGAAGCAGCACATATGCTCAATAGGGAGAAACTTATAGAGGCAGGTATATTCACACCAACAGAGGGTTAGAGTGGCTGGATTTAAACTTACAACATTTACGGGACTTAGTAAAAAAGTATCTCCTCGTTTGTTGCCAGAGGATATGGCACAAAACGCACAAAATGTTTTTTTAGATTCAGGCAGAATAGAGGGCATACCAACAGATGTAAATGATCCCTCTGAATCAGGCAACACTCATCCAGCATCACACATATCAACGACTACAAGGACTATATTTAAAGCTACCTCATCTTCGTGGTTTACCTTCACAGATGATGTAGATGTTATCAAAAGTCCTATTAAAGAAGATACACATGGTAGATTTTACTTTACAGGTTCTGGCAACTTTCCTAAATATACATCTCTATCATCTGGCGTATCTGGTTCAGGACCATACCCAACAGCGTCATTTAGGCTTGGATTACCCACCCCAGCAGCTTTTACAGCAGCACCAAGCGTAGACAATACTTCAGCAGCAGACGGTGCAGCCCTTAGCTCTAGAGCTTATTTATACACAGAAATAACAACTTTTGGTGAAGAAGGACCACCCTCAGCAGTAACATCAGCAGACATTGTAGATGCAGAAAATGGAGCTACAGTTACATTAACTTTACCAGCAGCAACATCAGGCAACTACTCAATAGCCAAAAGAA